ATCACACTGCGAAAATGCTTCGCTTCCGATATTCACCACCGAATTTGGGATGTGAGCAAAAATTACGTCGCTGTTAGAAAACAGAGAACCACCAATCTTTGACGGAAAAGGTGTCCACGGAATAAATAGCCACAGTTATAAATATCAACCGCTATCCGTTTTGCTAATCACCAATTGATTGCTCAAACATGTACTTCGACTCAAGCTTTATATTGAGTGATCTTGCTTTTGCTATTTTTGAGCTTGACGCATCAAGTGACAACGCAACCAACAACGTAGTATTTTTTGAAACAGTTGACGTTACAGTTCCACCCAACGAAGTGACTCGCTGTTCCAACTGTTTATCACGAAAACCTGTGAAGCAAATATTTTGATTTGAAAATTGGCCGCCTGAATTTGTTACTGAATTTATCTGTATCGTAACAAAGCTTTCTATATCACAAATGTACTCATAGAATTCGGGATAACCAGTCATTAGCTTTACAGCAGACTTCACATCAAATCCGACATTACCAACTATATCAGCTTGTGTTACGGTTCCATTCAAAAACTTTGAGATGATGCAAGGGGTTGATCGTATAAGCTGTTCTATTTTTCGCTTTCCAATTCCGACCCCGAACGAAGGATATGACCCCATTAAAACCTCAAACGGAATGTTTCGTAATATAGAATGCAATGACTGAAATATTTTTCTTCCATTTTGCCCTAAAAAACATACTAACTGATGCTCCGTTGCTTTCACAATGGATGTTGGTGTTTGAAATCCAGCATCAAACAGTTTTGCAACTGATCCTTCCTTTAACATTTCAACATTCATAGATGTTGCCCACGCCAATAGTTGCTTTTGTTTAACCTCTGTTGTGTTCGTATTCTTTAAAATCAAATCAACATTATTTTCGGACCAGTCATAATCCTCTATATTTGGTGGTAAGTCAGAGGATGTGCCCTCTACTACTCGCAGAATGTAGGGGATAACATCACCACTACGTGTCATCTCAACAACTGCCCCTTTACCGATTTTATTGTCAACTATAAATTTTGCATTGAACCCCGTTGTGTTGCTGATTGTTACATTCTGCAACGTAAACGGAACCAACTTTATCTTTGGCTTGGCATATCCATGTTTCGATAAATTCCACTCGACGGATTCAACTACTGCGTTTACAACATTACCTACATCAAGTATCTTATATTTTGCGGCATATGCAGGGTTTAGAGATTCAGATATTAGGCGACTTCGTGCTGTATACCCATTTGCCTCGACTACAATCCCATCAATCGCATAATCAAGCTTATGTTTTCTGATATTAATATGTTCCGCAAGTAGATCGTCCGACAGTTTATCAGATTCAATTATATCAAAACCGACTACATTAAAGCCCAAGTCCGTCAGCATATATAACGTTTCGCTTTTTGAACTATACGAGTTATCATCAAAAAGTTCATATACAAACAAGCTTAAATTCTTACATGCCAACTCATTCACCTGCTTTTGGTTCATCAGCCCACTAACTGCGTTTCGTGCAGTCTTGAACGTTGACCCATCCTTTCTAGTTATCTGTGATTGAATGGTCACAAATTTTGATTCCGAAAACTCAATTTCTCCCCGAATTGCCATTTTACCTTGTAATTGCTTTGGAACATCAGGAATTAGTTTTACATGACGAGTAATATCCTGACCCTCAGTACCATTTCCTCTGGTCAACGCAATTTGGAGACGTCCATCGTCCCCATAAACTAACAGCACAGAAATTCCATCCATTTTATCAGTCACAAGCATCTGTTCTCCCGACAGCTCTTTACTTTTTACCCAATTTTTTACTTCCCCAACAGAAACTTGATCTAAGCTACCCATCTTGTACGGTAGTGTGATTTTGTTCGTTCTAACTGCTGACCCTACACCAATAAAATATGGGTTGGTTGGAATGATTGACTGTACAGTTTTTCGAAACATATCATACTCTACGTCAGACAGATAGCTTTCATCTTGCCCGAAATATAGTTCATCCAATTCTCGTAAAATCTGCAATGACTGAACTGTATCGTCTATGTGCAGGTTACCAGAGGCAATAATGCTCTGAGCAAATTCTATATTGTTCATTTATGAATGATTACAGTAACTAACCGAACAAGTCAAACTAAATAGATTCGAACAAAAACTTTAGCCATTTTCTGGAAGGGGTTAAGCCACCGAAAATACAATCTACATTATTTATGTCCGAGTTATGCAACTTTAATGACGAATAACTTGAAGACTCGTAAACTTTTGTTGGCCATTGGCTAAATTCAGAGCAACTATCTAAACTGACAGTTCCTATCCAAATTTTGTTAATTTTTCTGTCACCGAAATCACACTTCATTAACAAATGCCATGACGTTTTATTAGAATATGGATGACCTGTCATACTATTTGACATATTGGCACCGAATTTATGTTCTATTGGAATTGAACCGAACACAGAATCATACCCTAACCCTCCCACCATCTTCCAACTTGGGTTTACTTTTGAACAGATGTGCTTTATTATCTGCTCATTTAAGGGAGACAACATAGACGAAAGCTGCTGAGTTCTTTGGCTAGGGTCTTCATTTTTTATGACCTCGATTAGAGATTTGGTTCTGTATGCCGATAACCAATATCCTATTGATTCATTCCAAGCAAGTAAGAATTCCCTTCTAAATATCTGTTTTTCTGTTTCCGAAAATAATTTTCCCATTTTTTGATTGACAATTTATATTCAGTATAATAGATATTTCCCAAATTTTGTCAAGATGTAAGAAGTTTTTTTATTTTTACAATTAGTAGTACTATAAATATTCAATTATTTTATTATAACAGATTTTTTAATACTGTCAAGTTATAAGAAGTTTTTTTATTTTTACAATTAGTAACTGTTTGCTGAGTTTTGGGTCATCATATATTTATAGATATGTCAAAGCTGTTAGATATATACAGAACTCATCAATCGTTTACGGTTTTAGAGCAACGTGATGTTTCGTCGCCCATTGGATTAGGAAATTCGTCTCCAAAAAGCTTTGGTGTATCCTTACCACAAACAATTACGGGGTTATTTAATGATGGAAGTGATGTTTACCGTGATTCCGTTGGATTTACCGATAATTCTGGTTTTGGTTTTGGCTTTAGACAACCATATGTATATACAAAGCTTACCGCGTCGAACTTTAAAAAACATATCAAAAAATATGATTCTCGGACATTTCCGATAGGTTCAGCTATTCACGACACAATTAGAATGACTAAATTTACAGCTTCTGGTAAAGGTCTATTATGGTTGGCGAAACAACAGCTGTTGCACCAACAAGCTAAGTTTGACGAAACTAACATCGTTGATCCAACATCACATATTATTTCGGCTGCTAGACCTACTTCACTGGGATTAATTCCGCGAGTAACCAAACATGTGAGTGGAGGGAGTGCTATTGGTGGACTGGTTTCACTACTTACAGGTGCAGAACTCGGTGAACCGAAGTCTACAGTTGACTATCAGGATGCAATTCCCATGGCGTGGACGGTAACTAGGGCAAAAAGCAAGTATGGGTTGATTCGTGGAAATACCGCAACAAAAGCACGGGCAATTTCATTTTCTGGAAAGTCATCTCAAGGTGGGTTTATAAGTAGTTTTGTTAAGTCTATATTTGGCGAAAGTTTTTCTGCTAGTCAACCAAAGGGTGTATTCAAGGATGAAACCACAAACTCTGTGTTTAGAGCAGACCAAGACTTTTATGAGCATAATATTTTAAATGCGAACGTGGACCGTGGAGGGGTTTATGTTGTTGGAATACGAGGATTTCCTACTGAAATGCGTCCAACATTGCATAAGTTTATGGGTGCTGGTAAAAAGGGTGGGTTCAACACAAAACGAAGGTTCGTGTATACGATTTATAGCGAAGGAGGGAATAAACTTGGAATAAACCATTCTGAGCACGAACAACTAGACGTTCCATCAAGTGACGTTGGAATTACTGGGAAAAAATCATACGCTAAATTCATCGATTCATTAGAAAGTAAATCGTTTATTATCCATTTCAGAAACAAGTGGACGTCAACCAACGTTTTAAGTTCATCAAAGGGAAATGGAACACAGTCCACATCAAACTACAATTTATTGGGTCAATTTTGGATTAATAGCAGATTCACCGGAATTCAAGGCAGCGATTTATATGCAGCCGACTCTGTTATTGAACCTGCCAGAAGCTTGTCAACGGACGAAACGGAAATTCCATCGGACGCTAACAACATAAGTGCGTATGAAAAGCGAATTGGTAGTGAATCTCGATTGGCCAAGTTTTTAGACTCAATGATTGATGCTAATCTAACAAATACAACTCAACAGCTAAAGCATAGTAAGCACTCAAACATTTTACACAAAAATCCTGTACACTTCAACAATGAGCAGTTTATCGAGGACTTAGACAAAACCTTTGATATTGCATTCACACCACAGACCAAACCACACATTAGAGGATTGAAACAACTGTCACAGGTTAGTCGCATAAATAGTAGATACATCAACGTGGGAAATAGCAAAATATCAGATTATGATATTGGTGATCGAATGCGTGATGTGTATCTTGGGTTTGGAAACTATGGAATTGATAAAAAATTGGCGGGGCAAGGTTCACGAACACGAATTGACGTTTTGAACAGTGTTGGGGTGTTACCCGAAGACAAATATCCAAATATCAAGGACATTATCAACTTCTCGTTCCACGATGTTGTAAACGAACGAGTGATATTTTTTAGAGCAACATTAAAATCTATTTCAGACAACATAACCTCAGAGTGGTCAGACATAAAATATTTGGGGCGGGCAGATAAAGTGTTTGCTTATAATGGGCTGTCTCGATCTGTGAGCTTTAACTTTAGAGTTTACGCGACTAGTAAAATTGAAATGCGTCCTATGTGGCAACGTATCAACTATTTATGTGGGCTGGCGTATCCATCCAAAATCAGCTATCCTTCACAAGAAGTTGCTGGTTTTACCTCGTTTGGAATAAATCTTCCACCGTACGTTAAGCTAACCATTGGGAATTTATATGATCGTCAACCGATTTTACTGAATAGTATTGGATTAACAGTTCCTGACGAAGCTTCGTGGGAAATAGATGATGGACTTCAATTACCAATGCTTGTAGATTTTTCGATCTCTGCTACGTTCCTAGAAAAAGCAGCTCCACAAACTAATATTCCCCACTTTGATAAACTAAGTTCCGATTCATATTTAATCGCGGGAAACGCCATAAATGAGTAGAATCAACACAACAGTAAAAAATCGATTTGATGGTAAGCGTTTTTACGCTTCACCAAATTTACCAATCATTCCAGTTTCTGACTCTGATATCTTTATTACATCGAATTCTGAAACACGACTCGACATCTTGGCATTGGAGTACTATGGAAATTCTTCGTATTGGTGGGTGATTGCAAAAGCAAATAACATAGGGTTTGGGTATTATGTTCCGTTTGGAGAACAAATACGAATTCCCGCACACATAGAAAAATATCTGTAATGTCACACAATTTCTACCCACTTAGCAATTTCGAACCAGAAATTGTGAACGAGCTTAATAATCGACGAGAAAATCGCCCAAACAATGAGCAAGGAATGCCGTATAGACCACGAATGGGTTGGTCCAGAGTTGCATCATTGGGAAAAGTTCGATATAAAGCAGACGTTGAACGTAATGGATTTGTTATGTACTCTAACACAGGGTTTGATAAATCATATGGGTTCGACACGACCGATAAATCTTCTATCCTTGGGTATACTATTGGTGGTCAAGAACATAGAGTATCTGATATAAATCTACCCGACTTGAAACGACCGAGCCCCGGGGTTTTAAGTCTAAGTTCTGAAATGCATAGTGCCGAAGGAAAGTTTGTTAAATGTGTGTTGAAGTGGCGTTGTAATGACCAGTTTCAATTACAGTACATTTTTCCATTTTTTATGACCCCCGGAATAACAGTTGCGGTTGAATGGGGGTGGGGTGATAGATTACCCGCAAATCTTCTTCCTATCCACGATGAACAACGTATGAAAGAGATTCGTGGTGATTGGAAATTAGAGCAACAACGAAGACTTGAAGCTAACGGAAACTATGAAATGTTAATTGGTAGGATTTCAAAATATGACTTTTCGTTGTCACCGGACGGTGGGTTCGAGTGTTCGACTGAGTTGATGTCGATTGGTTTTTCTATGTATGGACTAGTGAATGACGAGAAAAAAGAGGCAGAAACTGATGGTGAAAAAAAATCCCGTCAAACTGCTGCAAAGCGGATTCCGAAGCTACTTGATTCGTATTTGGAGGGCGATTTCACGAAATTGGATAGGGACTGGATCATATTAGATGAGTTGGACGGAAAAAAGATAGAAAATTATCAAGCAGCAAAGCGAAATTTATCAGACCTTCCATACAGCAGTCCAGAGGTTCGTGGTTTCTCATCAAAAATAATAGAACGGAAGCTATCCAACTGCAACTCGAAGATTAGTAACAAGGATGGATGGGTTTCGTTTGGGTTGTTTATATCGCTACTCAATCGTGAAAAGAAAATGCGGTTCACGAACGAAACTGGCAAAGACAAAGAAGCATTCTTTATTGACATATCACGGTCATGGATCTCTGCACACCCCAACCTAAAGTCAACAGACGGGTCAGTGTTATTAATTCCAAATCCGTTTGCCCCTGCGTTTGCGGTTGAAGACGATAACGTTGAGCTTGTGTCACAAGACGTACTTAAGCCTACATTAAATAACTTTTATTCTGCAACAGCCGCACTTAAACTGTCTAACGAACTGTTGTCGAGTAGAACATCTGGATACAAAGGATCAATGCACCGTATTAACCTTGCAAACATAATAACGAAAAATCGAGAAGATGTGGAAGACATTAGAACACGCTCGTTTCCAGATACTATATATGGCTATGCAGGTCACATTTCTAATCTATATATCCACAAATCATTAGTTCGAGAATCGTTGCAAGTAGCACATCTCACAATTCAGTCAATTTTTGATATTCTAAAAAAGATGTCGTATGCTGCGACTGGAATATGGGACTTTGATATTATGGCGAGTGAACACAATAAAACCCAAGTAACAATAATTGATAAAAACTTTCCGGGGTTTGACGTTGATGGAAATTTACAAGATATAACCCGAATACAAAGTAAACAAGATTTTTTTACATTTTCAACCTTAGAACATAACTCTATTGTTCGGAGCCTAGATTTCTCAGTGTCGCTGAGTGATGAAATTGCCACCCAAACCATGTTTTCTGGTAAAGACTCGAACGTATCACGTGACGACGACACTTTTTTTCAGCAAGCGTTCGGTTCGAAACAGGGGGTTGGTATTTATGATTATATGACACCTGTAGAACCATCGGTTTCTGCTAGTGTAAGTTCTGGCGACAATGATGAGGTTGAGCCTGCAATAGTTCCACAAAATGATGAGGACTATTACATAGTTGAGATTGACACCCCAAATAGAAAAACGGTAACGTTGCGACTTGTTGAACCCAATGAAGAAATTGTAAAATCCGCAATTCGACTGGATGACAACAAACAAAATTCCGCTAGGTTTAATGGGTTAGTTCAAGGTATTACGGTTAAAGTCGGATTAACTGGAATTTCAGGAATAAAGTTCATGGATGTTTTCAACATTGCAAATTTACCGTATCCATACAACCCACATGCATTGTTTCAAGTTACAAATGTACGACATTCGTGGAGCCATAACGACTGGTCAACCGAGTTGGATGCAATGATCCGTCCGTCCCCAAACCTTTTTATATAGCACACAATGAACGCTGTAGAAACGTATCAACGCATTTCAACGTCGAACTTAACTTCTGTCTCACAGCTCAAGTTTCCATCCGACTTTTCACCAACTCCTAGTAACACCGACTATCAACGTTCGAAAAGTATAAAGCGTAGCTTTTGTATAAAGTTAAATGATAATACGATAACAGAAATAAGTCCTACCGAGGCCAATCTTTACAAAAACAACATGTTTTTGAAGGTTAGCACCGTAAACTGGAAGATTTCGGGTCCAGAGCGTAATGTTATAAAAAATGGAATTGTTATTGATCGAGGGGCGTTTGAACTGAATTCTATTGCATTGGATCAGCTGAAACAGGCGGGGTTGGTTGGAATCCACCAGTTTATTGATCCATTAGATTTGTATAAAAATTTCTTATAAATTGACGCACAGCCAGTTTTTTGCTGTACTATACAAACAGTGGATATTAAATACATAGAACATCGTGATCAGTTACGTGATGAGTACGCATTTCAACAAAGCTGCTTGATAATGACGATTCCACTATCGTTTGATGATCATGCGGTATACGGAAAAATTTCACTGGTGTTATGTTGGATTCGAGAAAGTAACGTATTATATGTTATAAATCACCAACATAATGACTTCCTAGATTCTGTGTCAATTTCTGATATTAAACACTGGCTTTCGCAGTTTAAGACGATATATTGCATAGACTCGAAAAAAGAGGCTCACTATCTTGGCCTTGATGCCACCGTGGACATCAATATAGTGTCGTATATTTCGACTTTGGAGATATTGGACATATCTACTGTGTATCATAACAAATACCATAATTTCTTTAAGTTTTCGTTTCCAACAATACACCCGATAAATTGCTTTGTACCATGCTTCTTTTTTGTGGATTTGTTCAAGAGTGTAATACAGTTTTGTGAAACAACACTTAAGTCGTATTCACCACGACTTCAAACTAGTGAATATGTTGGAACTCGGGAATTGTCGTCATGCCTACACCAAATAGAAGCTGCTGGTTTGTATGTTGACACTGCCACATTCGAGCAAATTTTTGATGACCGATTTCATGCAAATGTACATGACAGTAAATTGTTTTCGGAATATTCATTGTTTACGGCAACTGGAAGACCCTCAAATAAATTCGGTGGAATAAATTTTGCTGCATTGAACACGAAAGACGACACACGAAAAAGTTTTGTGAGTAGGTTCGGAGACAATGGACTGCTGTTTGACATAGATTTTAAAGCGTGTCACCCACACTTGATAGCACAACTCATTGGTTATGTGATTCCGAAAAACGTAGATATATACGAGTATCTTGGAAACTTTTACTTTAATACGTCCACATTAACAACACAACAACTGGCTGACAGTAAAGTTATAACATTTCGTCAGTTGTATGGCCATGTAGATTCTAAGTTTAAACACATTCCATACTTTGCAAAGAAACAAGCGTACACGAATGAAATGTTGGATTTCTTTAAAACTAATGGGTTTATCAAAACTCCTATTTTCAACCGAAAAATGGACTTAAAAAACTTTGGTCAAGAAAACCCCGAAAAGATGTTCGCGTATTTACTACAAAGCTTTGAGACCGAAGCAAACTTATTAAAGGGCCAACAGATCTTACGGATGTTGCAATCATACCGCAGCAAACTGGTGTTATATACATACGATAGCTTTTTAATTGATTTTTGTAAAGATGACCCTAAAGAGCTAATTTTAGATATTACTGTCGAGTTAGAAAAAGATAATACACCCGTGTCGGTTAAATCTGGAACGAACTTCAAGGAACTTAAAAAAATAGCGATTTAATATATATTATTATGGAATACACGGAATTTATTGACTATATTTTACGCGAATCATGTGCCGATGAGAGAATACATAATGGAATCATAGATGTAACCAACATACAGCATTTACATGTTATTCGAGAACACATTCTACGTCGCACTGATGACGAGTTTGCAACCAAAGTATTTAAAGCATTAACATCTGACCTGAACCTAACAGAAGGAAACTTTCCTGAGCGTCAAGCGTATAACACAGACGGTACGCTTGTAACCTTTCCAGACCCAGAATCAAAAAAAGCTGCGATTGAACGTGGTAGTCACTTTGAACAACCTAAAACGCGACCAACAACCGATACATCACCCACAACATCTGACGATGAACCGTCAACACCAGTAAATGTGTTTGCGACAACAGAGACCCCTGAACAGCGGTCAGAAAAACGCAAACAACAGAATACCATGATTCCGTCAGGAACAAACATTTCATTAGATGATATTCAATTATCGGATAGATACAGTGAAACGGATACCGCGTCTGACCCACATCAGTTATATGACATTTTAAAATCCCTACAATCGATCAATATAAATAATACAGACGTGTCAGCTGACGAATCATTCACGCTAGATAAATTGCATCCATCTGTTTTATTTGCGTTAAGTGAAAAATGGACGTTTGACAAATCGGGGGATTGGTACGATGAGTTTAATAAATTCAAAGGAAACACTGATAGACGTGGTCAAGTACAGGCAGCAAGATCAGATGACAAGGATAAAATGGACATGTGGATTTCTGACTACGAGCGACGAAAAAGTGGCATCGATACAAATTAAATATTATAAAAATTTCTTATAAATTGACAACTAATAACTTCTCAGATAAACCTTTAGTTGAACTTACAAATATCAATAAACACTAAACAAAAAATATGAGCATAAATGTAGAAGCACTAAAACGACGTTTGGGAGAAATCTCAAATAAAAGCAAACGAAGCGTTCTTCTTTGGAAACCTTCCACTGGAAAACAATTAATACGGATTGTACCGTATGCAAAAGACCCTGAAAATCCATTCATTGAAATGCAATTTCATTATGGAATCGGAAATAGAACTTATCTGTCACCGCAAACGTATGGCCGACCTGATCCTATCATTGAGTTTGGTGAAACCATCCGAAAAACAGGTGACAAAGATGACTATGAATTGTCTAAAAAGTTCTTTCCAAAGATTAGAATTTATGTTCCTGTCATTGTCAGAGGGGAAGAAGACCAAGGCGTAAGATATTGGGGTTTTGGTATGCAGGTGTACCAAAGTTTATTGGGACTTATATCTGATGCAGACTACGGTGATATCGCGAGTCTGAGTGAAGGTAATGATATTACCGTCATATATAAACCAGTCGAAGAAACCAAAAAAGCGTTTCCAGAGACAGACATTCTTCCTCGACCAAAGAAAACGTCTGTTGGTACAGGGGCAAACATCACAGAAGAAAAGCTGATCGGGTTGATTAAAAATCAAACTGATATTACCGAAATGTTCCAAGAATCGACTTATGAAGACTTGAAGTCTGCATTGGATAAATTTTTGGATCCAGAAGAAACCGACTCAACGGTTACGGAAGATGAAGCACCAGTAGACTCGGACACTCCAGCTGATTCTGAAACAGAAAAAAAGGCCGCAGTAAAACCAGCAGGAAAGGACGATTGGGATAATTTGTTTGGTGAGTAGTCGCCATTGGTTTGTAGTGCTAAGGGGTGGGAGATTCCCACCCCTTTTTTTTACAACAATCTAAAAAAGCATTTATGGCAAAAACTAAAAAAGTAGAATTCGAAACAGATAACGACACAGAGAAACTTATTTCGGACATCGCGTCGTTAATAAACAAATCGAATACAGGCGGCGGCAACGTTGCGTTTGTATTTGGTGATGAGGCTGATGATGATCCCTCAAAAATAATAGATTGGATTCCAAGCGGGAATGATGAGTTGGATTTGGCAATGGCTAATAGACCAAATTGTGGATATCCTGTTGGAAGAATTACTGAAATAACTGGTTTAGAGGGGGCAGGAAAGACTTTGCTCGCAATGCATAGCTTGGTGGAAACTCAAAAAAAGGGTGGCGTTGCCGTATTTATTGATACCGAGTCGTCTTTGGATATTAATTTTGTGCGTGCAGTTGGAGTTGATGTTAGTAAACTTCTGTATATTTCATGTGATCATGTAGAAGAAATATTTGATCATATCGAAACACTAATTCATAAAGTTCGATTGTCGAATAGAGGCAAATTAGTCACGATAGTCGTAGATTCTGTAGCTGCGGCCAGTTGTAAAACAGAAATGGAGTCGGACCACGGAAAAGATGGATACGCAACTGCCAAGGCGATTATTATTTCTAAGGCAATGCGAAAAATTACACAGCTTATTGCGAGACAACGTATTTGTTTGATATTCACAAACCAGTTACGTCAAAACTTGGGAGCCATGTTTGGTGATAAATGGACTACGAGTGGTGGTAAGGCAATAGCGTTTCATGCATCTATTAGATTGCGTCTATCAAAGATCAAACAAATAAAAAATAAGAGTGATGACATTATAGGATTCACAACCGATGCAAAAGTTGTGAAGAATCGACTTGGGCCACCGATGCGACGGGTTGGGTTTGATTTGTTTTTCGACAGAGGACTAGATAATTACGGTAGTTGGTTTGCCACCATCAAAGAGTTGAAAATTGCGTCTTCTGCAAAAACACAAGACCAAAAAAAAGCTGCTCTCAAAAAGGACGAACACTCACTGGATAAACTTATTGAATGTGAGGGAGCTGGAACAAAGTTGCAATTTACATTGTCGGATGGAACAACGTACGAGTTCACGAAGTCAACCTTTACGGAACTACTTAAAAATGTACCATTGCTAAAAAAAGAGCTATACGATCAAATATGTGAGCACAAAATCATGAAGTATAAAGATCAAAGTGAGTGCAAGGAAGAAGACCTTGTGTACGAAGATGACGACTAAAATCGAGCTACTTCATTAAATTCAAAGTCTGGCAACCGCCAGACTTTTTTATACATTGACTTTATGAACTATCGACCTTATAACATAATACATGGCACTTACTCAAATCGAAAAACGAAAGCTATTTTCATTGTTTACTAGCAATAACAATGGTGATACACAATCGTTGAATAAAACACAAAAAAGCGATATTCTACTTATCGACGGCAATAATACATATATGCGAGCATACTCTGCAAACCCGTCACTAAATGCGGATGGTGAGCACGTTGGCGGTATTGACGGCTTTTTTCGTTCTATTGGATATGCCATACGCATGGTTAACCCGACCAAGTGTATAGTTATATTTGATGGTCAGGGAGGATCACTAAAACGACGATCAATATACCCCGATTACAAAAATAAACGACGGTCCAAAGTTCGGTTGAATCGAATATACGAAGACCTTACAGACAAAGACATGGAAGAACAAAGTATATTGCGACAAATGCAAAAAGTTGTTACGATGTGCCAACGCCTACCGATCACATTAATTGCAATTGATAACATAGAAGCGGACGACACGATTGCATATTTGGCAACTGAGTTCTATAATACGGATGATACAGAGTCCGTTATAATCATGAGCAGTGATAAAGATTTCTATCAGCTTATTAACTCTAAAGTTAAAATTTGGAGCCCAACTAAACAGCGAATGTATGGGCCAAAGGAAGTGTTTGACGAGTTTGGTATTACCACACAAAACTTCATTTACTATAAGATCATACAAGGGGATGCATCGGATAACGTAGATGGAGTAAAAGGTGTGGGACTAAGAACTATCCAAAAGATTTTGCCGATACTTAGCCAAGAAACGGCATACTCATTAGATGACGTAATTAGATATATTTCCGATAACGCGAATGGAAAATTAAAAGCACAACAGTCGCTCGCAGAAAATGTAGACATTATTCAACGAAACTTTCGGTTGATGCAACTGTCTGATGTGGACATTTCTACCATCGCAAAAATAAACATACAAGATTGCGTGGCAAAGCCTGTGAGTCAATCAAATATCTACGAGTTTACCGCGTTACTCACAAAATACAAAATGCTAAGTGTATTTAAAAGTCACCACACTTGGCTTCGAGAAACGTTTAGTCATCTGGACGCGTATGCCACACAACAATTAACTAATTAGCTGTATGGGATACGCTACAACCGAGCACTTAGATACACTAAGTAAATATGGGTTATCATTTCAGTCAAAATGTATAACGGCAGTTTTGTTTGATAAAGACTTTCTGGATAGAATATTTGATATCCTACATGAAGATTTTTTTGACACTGAGTCATCAAAATGGATTGTTCGAGTTATAATACAATATTACCTAGAATATCATAGTTTACCCACGTCTGACGTATTTAGGCATAGAATATCGGAGTTAGGAAATGATGCATTAGAACAAGATGTCTTGAATGCGTTGCGGGTGTGTAAGCAAAAACTATCTGAAACGGATTCCGATTTTGTCAAAGCTGAATTTCTAAGCTTCTGCAAAAACCAGAAGATTAAAAGTGCTATTTACGAGTCAGTTGATTTGTTGAAACTAGGAAAATATGAGAACATCAAAACTAATTTCGATGACGCATTAAAAGCGGGCATGGAAAAAGATGATGGTCATGACTATCTGTCGGGTATTGAAAGTCGATTAGATGATGATTGTCGGGAGCCTATACCAACAAACTTTGATGTTATCGACGGCTTAATGGATGGTGGGCTAGGGCCGGGTGAACTTGGAGTAGTTGTTGGTTCTGCGGGTGCCGGAAAGTCGTGGATGTTAAACCGACTAGGAACCGAGGGACTACGAGGTAATAAAAATGTAGTTCACATCACACTCGAACTTATGCAGAAATATGTGGGTCGTCGATATGATTGCTGCTTTACAGGTGTAGATTTTCAAAACATTTCAACTCATAAATCGGAAGTTGTGTCCGCATTGGCAGATATTACATCATTCCTTAAAATAAAGTATTATCCCACAAAAACTGCGACTGCGTTAACGATTAAATCATATATCGACCGAATTCAAACACTAAGTGGAAAGAAAGTTGATTTAGTTGTTGTAGACTACGCTGACATTTTACGCCCGATGGTGTACGGTAGAGGCGGCGATACATATACAGACGCAGGAAATATATACGAAGAATTGCGTGGTGTGGCCGGAGAACTACAAGTTCCGATTTGGACAGCGAGTCAAGGAAATCGTGGCTCAACCAAGTCAGAAATTATCGAGCAGGATGGTGTTGCGGATTCGTTTAAAAAGGTTATGACCGCTGATTTCATTTTATCGATAAGCAGACGTAAAGAGGATAAGGCGTTAAACACTGCCCGTATGTATGTTATGAAAAATAGATTCGGTCCAGACGGGTTAACCTTTCCTGCACATTTTGATGCCTCGAATGGAGATATCAAAGTATACGACAACTCGTCTGTGGAAGGAGCCCTTTTATTATCGAAAATGCGGTCTGTGGAGGATACAAACCGAGAAAGACTAAAGAATATATGGGATCGGAACAAAAACGGGAAGGATTTGGGATAGTTTTTATACTTATACAGAGCAACCAGCGAGTATAATAATTTAAATGAGCCCAGCGGAAATCCCACCATCAGTATGGATAATTTTATCCTCTACAGGAGCAACCTTAGTTTCTTCTTTTTTAACGTACGCTGGTATGAAGCGAAAAGGGGTGTCGTCAGCGTTTGATTCTATTTTAGAAGCCAACGAACGGTTTAGGTCAGAAATTCGATCCGACCTAGTTTCTTCAAGAGAAGATGCAGAACGATTACGGGATTCACTAAAGTCAATAGAAGCAAAATATCTGGGATCAATTGAGGAAATTACTCGATTGCGAAAGATTGTGGTTGATTACCAACAAGAAATCTTGGACGTAAAGCACTTAGTTGCGACATATCAACAAGAGACGTTGATACTAAAAAGTGTGGCAAATGAATACAGATCCCAAATACAAGCATTGCGATCAGAGCTTGCAGTGAGTTCTCTTTTAGAGGACCGACAAACTGACGACTAATATTTTGGTAGTTCACGTTTCTATGTTCTAACTAAAAAATTTCGTGAACTCTGAGATAAATCTATCTATTGTTGAGGGTTAATAGTCTTTATTCCGTGGGTGGCTGTTAACTTCATAATTTCTGGATCATTTATATTTATTTGTATGAAAGATGTTCAGAAGTTCAAAAAGGTTATTTCACAATTAGTTACCGAGCAAATAAACACCGACCGATGCTTGGTGAAAGAGTTGGACGATCTGGACAATGAACTAAAAAAACTGGATTCATCATATAAAGCGATGATCAACAATTCGTTTTCACGAGTAGTGTTAGATGATGGTGCAAACGGACAAAAGTTTGATGTTCAATTATACCCTGTGCGTTTGTGTCAACAATCAAACGCATACATCTATGATATGCGAGGATACTTTAATGGCTCAGACAGAATATATAAAACAGGTGTTTCTGTTAATGACATTATAGATTTTATAAAAAACCAACTATCAGACCTTATCGGGGCAGAGAACTCATACCAACGACGATCACTAAAGAAAGGGAAGTTCGTCTATTGGAATTCCGATGAATATAAATACAATGATGGTAAACAAGTGGTGAATGAACCAACTGATGAAATGACCACGGTAAAAGAAGTTAAGAAACAACGGGATTTTGCACCGAAAGATAGTAAACAACGCGACTCTTCTGAGATTGAATTGAATTTAGACAAACTAGCCGAAAAGATAGAAAACGCTGTTTGGGGAGCAATAAAGAGGGAAGGTGAATCAACCCACACAAAAACTGCGAAAGCAACTCACACGGTGTCCGATGATGAAACTAAAAAAGACGGCCACACGCTAACTACGTCTAAACTAAGAAAAGCGAAAACGAAAAAGATCCAAGACAAATCTAAAGATGTCGAACATTCTGCGAACCTAACCAGCACACCAACAAAATTCGGAACGCCTAAAAGCATAAAAAGCTTACGTGAGAATAAAGAAAATTTGGAAGATGGGTTGTTTGATAGAGCCAAAGCATCAGTAAAAGGAACAATGTCAGGTGCCAAGGCATCACTCGCACATAAAGCCAGTAAACTAGCTTCAAAAACTCAACAAATGGCAGCTAAAGCCTCGAACGATGCCGTTGGATTCGATCAAGCAACAAAGAATTCTCGTCGTCTTGCAGACAAAGAGCGATATAGAGGCAACAACAAGTCGGGAAAGCGAAGCATATTTAAAACTGAAAAGGAAAGGGCTGCGGCAGGCAGCTTGTTTTTGGGACATTCGAAGAAACTAACCACACGATTTAATGAATTTAAGACAGATTTGGCGAAGGCTCTTGACATACAAGAGGTGGACATTGTTCCTAAATTTGCAGCCATGGGGTTGACTAACCAATCAAAGGCGTTAACACAGCTTGCCAATGATCTACAATCATTCAATAAATTTTCACAGTCACAGGTTAAAAAATGAAAAAGCACCAAAATCGGCAGATATTAAACGAGTCAGAGGACTCGGTTTCAAACAATAGAAAAGCGAAAACACCCAAATCCGCGAAAACAATCTCTGATTGTTCAAGTGAACTTAATATGCTGTTGTCGGAGGGGATATTCGACCGTGGGTTGGCAAAGGTACATGGAACAGTGGCTGGTGTGGCACAAGCAGGTAAGAATATAATGGGCAACCCGCTGGACCAACGAAGAGTACAAGATGCCGCACGTGCAAAACAAGCCGCAGTACTGTTTGATCGGTTCAAAAGTGATATGATGAAACTAATAAGTTCTATGCAATCCGATTTTGGTCGTTTTGAAAACATAAACTTACAACGCATTCCAACTCGCTTAAACTCCACGGTCAAGAAGTTGGGTTTAACTGGTAATAGCTAACTCAACAGATAGTTGGAGCCAACCAAAACGTAGCAGAAGGAAAATTTTTATATCTGATTCCGCGATCTTAAACAGATGGTGGTGGTTGTAAACGAGTTGAATGGTGCGTTAATTCGTCACGTTGACGTTTTTGGTTGACAAATTATATTTTTATGGCATGAGTGGTTCAACACATACCTTGAACCTTACATACTATGATACTAACAGACGCCCAAACCACATTAAGCAAAATCGGCATTGGTGAAACCACCGCCTTTAAAATAAAAACGTCGTCAAAGAGCTTTAAAATTCTTTCTAAAGGGATTTACACAGACGAAATACGTGCTCCCATTCGAGAACTCGCCACAAATGCATGGGATTCTCATGTCGCGGCCAAAAATATAGCAATTCCGTTTGAGGTACACCTACCATCTATGCTGGAACCATACTTTTATGTTCAGGACTTCGGGGTTGGCATGGATGAAACTGAGGTAGAAACAATTTACACCACCTATTTTGAATCAACTAAAGTCGAGAGTAACGATTATGTTGGTTGTTTGGGGCTTGGTTCAAAGTCACCGTTTTGTTACACGGATGCATTTACGATAGAAAGCATAAAAGATGGCGTGAAGTGTCATTATATGGCATTTGAAGACAATGGGTCGCCAACGCTAACAAAACTAAAGCGAGAAAATACGAATGAGCGGTCTGGAATGAAAATTTCCTTTGCGGTGAAAACAGCAGACATTCCAAAATTTATTGAACACGCTCATGATATATATTCAGTGTTTCAACACAAACCAAAAATTTTAAATTGTTCTGATTTGAAGTTGGAGCACGCGGAATATGCAATCGTTGGAAAAGACTATAAATTTGGAAGTAAAGCGTTGGTCGGTCTTCGCGTTGTTATGGGAAACATAGCGTATCCCGTTCCAGAAACAAATCTTCCGATACTTTCTCGAACGTTCATAAAATCGTATGGTGCAGAAATAACAATGCCAATCGGCTCGGTTGAGATTTCGACGAACCGTGAGTCGTTATATTTTGACGATAGAACCAAACGTAATCTTACAAGTAGAGTAGTTACATTAACCAAGGATATTCTTACTAAGCTGCAACAAAAAATAGATTCATTCGAAACATACTATGATATGATTTCGTTTGTTGATGACTATAGCGTATTTAAGCTAAACGTGCCACGGCAACATCTAGTCGTTAATCAATTAACTTATAAAGGTCGGAACATCAGGTCGCTTTATCCTACTATTTGGTTCGAGACAACGCCGCCGACGTATTTGATACCGGAGAATCAATATAAAATATGTATGGTTTATATGAAATCAACATCACTTTTTCCTACGATAGTAAATATAACGCAGTTTTCTGTTAATAGACATACCGTTTTCGCGTTTAACGATCTTACAAAAGGTGGCATTGCTCGAATCAAACACTTTGTGTGTAATAACCCCACCAAGAGGGTGTTTATATTAAAAGATAAAAATAGTGTACGTGTGTTGGACAAGTTAGCCGAACGGATACTTGATCACTTTGGTGTTTCGGAGCAATTGGTATTGCATACGTCTTCATTACCGAAGGCTCCGGTTGCTATTCGTACCGCCCCCAAACAGCCAAAGATTGTCAATAACGAACGACTGTTTATGCATCTTCCCACAAAGACACCACATCGGTCATATAATGGTTACTCTGCATCTTGGTGGTCCGCGATGTTGATACCCGACATATCAGCCGATAACTACGTGTATGTATTAACAAAAGCATCGGAAGTTGTTACTAAAAAGTATTCAAGTCATGTGGATTTAGCCAACGACATTAAAAATTCGGCAACCCGTGTAAAGCCTGTTCGTAGATTTGTTGCCGAAGAGTTGGAACTATACAAACAGCTTACAAAGTCTAGTTCGTATATTACTATAGTTGGTGTTCCGTACCAACAATGTAGGGCGGTTTACTCGTTGCACAATTGGACGCATTTTTATGACCTTCTACAACAATCAAAGCGAGAATTTGTTACACAACATAGAGCGGCCTACACAGCTGTTATTAAGCAAAGTGCAGCAGTTCAATTTGTAAATCGGTCGGACGTTTTGCTACTTCTTAATTTTTTTCCGAATAATACCGAGTTAAAAAATGCGTTGGATGCTCTGGATGCAGTCGCCAACAATCAACAACTAATTAGATTGTTTGAGTTGTGTCAAACGGGTGGGAATTTGGTTGACGTATCTAAGGTAGTGTTATCTAGTATCGTGACTACATTGTACAACAAGTATCCTATGCTAAACCCAAATAAAACTAGAACTGAAATACTGGAGTATATCAACAATAACTAAAACATCACTTTTTAGTTGACTTCTTACTAATATAATATACGGTACTAAATATGCAAGCTATTATCAATACACATTCAATCGGGATTTTTCTTAACAACAAGCTCGAAATTATAAATGGGGACCACCCACACTTTATTCAAATTCGTGACGCGTTAAAACAAAATAATGAACGCGAGGTACAGCGATTACTAAACTTATCACAGCAATTTGAATGTGACGGTATAACAGAGCGAAATGGTACGTTATATTTGTATGGGGTTCGAGTGGATACGCAGTTAACTCGACGGTTGTTTCAATTGCGAGCTGACGGTTTTCCGACCGATAATATGCTTTGCTTTCTAAAAAACTTGTACAAAAACCCATCAAAACGAGCAGTGGACGAGCTATATACGTTCCTAGAAAAGTTTGTCTTACCGATTACGGAAGATGGCTGTTTCTTGGCGTACAAGGCTGTTCGCAACAATTATATGGATATCTACTCTGGAACATTCTCTAATAAAGTTGGGGATAGTCCATCGGTACCTCGATTCACTGTTGATGATGATAAACGCATTGGTTGTTCAACTGGACTACACGTTGGTGCGATTGGGTACGTGAAGCAATATGGTGGAGTAGTAGAACCACCACAAAACACTCACGGAAATCGTGTGATGATTGTCAAGGTAGACCCACAACATGTTGTTAGTGTTCCGATTGACTCGGGGTTTCAAAAAGTGAGAGTGTGTGAGTATACTGTTGTATCTGAAATGGACGACTACACCAACGTACTATCAAATGCAGTGTACACTTCAACTGCAACTGAATGCAAGCCGTCACGTACTGTGGATAAATCAACACAGAACAGTAAAGACGAAGAATATTTTGAAGGGCGTCGCAACGGAGAATTAGATATGCGGTCTGGTGTTGAATATGCACTTGACAACAATCGGTCTACGAAATATAACCGTGGCTACCGCAACGGATACTTTAAATCAATTAACTAAAGACTATATGAAAAAAAATACACTTATAATTAACTGGCCAACATCGTTTTTTACGATTAAAGACATTTGTGATAAACATCCAAATGAAAAAAATATCACGATTCGTTTTAGGATTAATCGAGCAATAGAACGTAATGAGATTGTGTGTATCGGAAAAAATAAAGTTGTGTACGGACGCCCTACAATCGTCTTTGTGCCATGTCCCGTATCAACCGCAGTCATTCAATCAGCGGTAAACAGCGGAGTCATTTTAAACGAAAGCTTTGAGGGCGTAACTGTGACTGTTGGTAAGATTGATTCATCTACCAGTCAAGGAAATCAACAACAAAGTAACGCAGTTACCTCTAAACTATCGGAAATGTCAATGGCATAACTTAACATATAAATTAATTTAGTCCACAGCGAACCAGTAACTTTGTTCGCTGTTTTTTTGGCTGGATATTTATCTACATGGTTCACTCTAAAGAAATTCAAGCAAACTCAACAACGTTTTTTATTATAAAGGCGTTTAACAAGTATATATGTTACGAGTCATGCTTTGGAAATGTGGTTAAAATACAAGGTCAAACAGCGGTTGGAGCTATAAGCAGGATGTGCCACTTATTACCGTTTTTAAAACGTCGCGATGACACTACCCGTTTTAGGATATTTTACTTTGAACCACATCCAGTGAATGGTCTACAACAAAAGCCGCTGCCGTCGTTACTCGTTGGTAGATCAAACACTCCGTTCGAATATAAACCATCCGCCCCTCGGTTACTACGGCCACATTATTCACCCGTGTACGACATGATTGTTCGTGGTGCCCGTTTATACTATTGCATTCAAGTACAAACAACATATTTTTTGTACGATGATGACTTTGGTGACCCGTTAGCTGCGGATATAACCGACAACACAGGAAATGTGGTAATCTTAAAGTCTGGATCAAAAAGCAACACACTAAAAATAATCAACAGTTTACCATCAACCGCAATTGTTTACTCGTTGAAAGTTACAGTCAACGGTTTGGTGGAAGGTTCCGATGATTTACGTAGAGTAACCGTCGGGCCAGCCAAAGAACTCAATACAAAAACGAATAAAGAAAAAATAACAGACGGCACGCGAACAAAACTCATAAAAAATGAGATTAAGCAGCGGAACATCGAAGCACTTACTTCAAAACGATGATCGATTATGGAAACATCAATATTCACAGTGAAATGGGACTTGGACAGTACATATGAATTGTATTATAAGAATGATTTAATTGGAACTGGTATGGCTCCGCAAAACCTTGTGGATGAATATGTTAGGTTAATGAATTGGGCATATGAACAAGGAGCATCCTCCACCTAAAACTTCTTATAATTTGACATTTCACATACTATCTGTCAACTAACTGGCTATGTATCAAAACATTTACTTTAGTCGCAAAGATAACATAATCGTTTTGTTTGACGACGAGTTTGGAATAAAAGAACTCGAATATATTCCGTATGGATATAAAAGATCGGACAACGGGTCGGAAACTTCAATTTACGGAGATAAACTGGAAAAAACCTTTGACGTTAATACTTTTGCCGGAGAACTATTTGAATCCGACGTTCATCCATTAACTAGAACACTAATCGACGCGTACGAGGATGACGATTCTATAAGCAAGAACCACGTTATATTTAACTTTGATATTGAAGTTGATACTGAGGGTGGGTATGCCCCTGTAAACGATACATGGCAAGCCATAACGTCTATAGCATTCAAGGATTCTGTTTCTAATGTACGCACCGTGCTAATTCTCGATACAGAACGTAACGTGTTGGATACTGAGTGCACTGATGATCGCGGTCCGGTACAAATATACAGTTTTTTTACGGAAAAACAGTTACTGAAATTCTTTTTACGTCGATATACTACCATAAAACCGACTATTCTTACTGGATGGAATACAGATGGATATGATATACCGTACTTATACAACCGATTAAAAAAAGTATTGGGAAACAATTATGCTAGACAACTTAGCCCAATCGGAATTGCATATATAAAGAAACACTACACAGAGGATGCGTTCGACACGGTTATTGCGGGAGTATCATCACTGGACTATCTTAGGCTATACAAACAATTTACATACTCTGAATTACCTAATTATCGATTAGGAACCGTTGGCTCTCTCGAAGTTGGTCTTGATAAGATTGAATTTGAAGGAAATTTGAAGATGTTGTTTCAAACTGATATCAATAAGTTTGTACAATACAATCTACGGGATATTGATATTGTTGATGCATTGGATACGAAGTTAAAGCTTATTGAACTCGTACAAGGTATTTGTCATGTGTGTCACGTGCCATATGAGTTTATTCATTATTCATCAAAGTTTCTTGAGGGAGCATTACTAACATATCTTCGTAGACAAAAGTTGGTGGCACCCAACAAACAAAAGCGTTCGCATGTTGAGGATGCTGACGACAATGATGATTCTGTCGGGTTTAAAGGTGCGTTTGTTAAAAATCCTGTGCGTGGGAAATATCGCTGGATATTCTCGAATGACATTAACTCACTATACCCCAGTACGATACGCAGCTTGAACATCTCACCAGAGACAAAAGTCGGAACCATCCTTAATTGGGACGACGTGGCCACTGAAAATGTATGGGAAACCAATAAATTGGTCAAACCGAACAGTGAGCTTATATTCAAAAGTTCAAAGGGAACATCAACTATTTCGGACAAGCAATTGGATGAAATGCTTACTAAGTACGATTTAGCAATTTCATCTGCGGGTGTTTTATACTCACAAACAGAGCGAGGGTTGCTACCGTCTATTTTGGATAAGTGGTACGCGGATAGAAAAGAGTTTCAGAGGTTAAAACGTGAGGCGGGCGACGCAGGACAAACTGATCTCGAAATGTTTTATGACAAACGCCAACATATACAAAAAATTCTATTAAATTCTTTGTATGGTGTGCTGGGGTTACCTGTATTCCGCTTTTATGATTTGGATAACGCGTTATCTGTTACTGCAACTGGTCAAACAATTATAAAGGCAACCGCAAATAAATCAAATGAAACATATTCTGCGATTTTAGCCAAGTCGGGGCGTGTATCGGATGCGGATGAAGACCATGTTATATACGTGGACACGGATTCTACGTATATGTCTAATAACAAGTTAGTTACACAACTAGGTATTCATGAAAACGACGAAAAGTGCAAGCAACTTACAATTAAAGTTGCCAACAATATAGTTGACGTCGTAAACGACTATTATGATACGTTGATGTCAACGGCTTTCAACGTTTCTAACCACTGTATCCAAACCAGTGGAGAAACTATCGGTCGGACTGGTATATGGATCATAAAAAAGCGGTACTGCATTCACAAGGTGTACGACCTAGAAAAAAATGTGGACGTTGATAAATTTCATATCAAGGGATTAGACGTGGTTCGTTCGTCATTTCCAAAGAAATTTCGAGAACTGATGCTGGATTCTGTTACTAAAACAGGTATAATAGCAGATTTTCTATTAGACGCACCAAAGGCAGTTGTAGACAAAAAGATTTTAGATTTTAGACATCAATTACACGAATTTCCAGTAGATGAAGTTGCTCGAAACACATCGGTAAAAAATATCACCAAATTTGAAAAACTTGTTAGCACACTGGTACTTGGTCAGTTCCCAAAAATATTTAAGAATGATAAAGGTCGAACTATTGGATTTCCAGCACATATAAAATCTGCTATCAACTTCAATAAACTGATCCAGCTATTGGGACTAACCAAAATCGTGGAACAAATTTCAAACGGTGAAAAAATTAAGTATGTATATTTGAAACCGAATCAATATGGAATAGAAGTGCTGGCGTTTAGAGGTTATCATGACCCACAACCAATAGTAGACTTTATTAGCACTTATTATGATGGGTTAGCGTTGTATGAGCGTGAACTACGGACTAAAATTGACGATTTCTATGACGCAATGAAGTGGCAGCCCGCGAGTGAAAGTGATGAAATTGTTGCACGTTATTTTATTGAGGATGCCAATGTGCAATATCATAAACCAACAAAAAATAAGCATGTCGAGCAGATAGTGGATAATAGTTCCACCGTCTCAAAATTCTTTAGTTGAGAATGTAGTTTTTATACATTGACTATACAACTTAACTTCGCTATGATCACAATCAAACAATTAAACATATGGAAAAAGAAAAACTAACGGGATTCATTTCCCGATATAATCTAGGTGGCTGCATCGAGACTGTTAAAGTCGATTCGGATGAATTAACCAAACGCATTACCACGAGTTTTGTGTCCGAAGAAAAATTTGTTTTAGGAACAGTATCTTTGCTTAATGAGCATATTGGAACTAGGTCAATGGGAATTTACGATACAACAAAATTAAAGTCACTGTTGAAAGTATTAAACTCTGAGATTTCTGTGACTGGTGTTCAAATAGACGACCGCGTAATCTCATTACAACTATCAGACTCAACCACATCTGTAAATTTTATGCTTTCGGATTTATCTGTGATTCCGCAAATGCCTGTATTAAAAGGGTTGCCGGAGTGGGATGTTGTTATCGATCTAACCAAGGATTTTGTTACTCGGTTTATAAAGGCCAAGGACGCTTTAAAGGAAGCTATGTCATTCACGTTGGTGCGAAACAAAAAGAGTTCCAAAATAGAACTTGTTATTGGGTATTCATCCATTAATTCTAATAGAATTTCAATGGATGTTGATATCGTAGATAATAAAAGTGATTTGACATCAACAATCTCGTTTTCTGCAAAATATCTTAGAGAAATACTGGTTGCCAACATTGATTCTACTGATTCACAACTAAAAGTATCCTGTAAAGGGTTGGCGAATATAAAGTTTAGTTCGGATACTTATACATCAGAGTACTATTTAACTGCAATACCACAAACTATTTAATTTATGTCAGAACACATTATAACACAAACCGACTCAGCCGAAATTCATCGCTATATAATATCTGGGGAGTTTGACGACGAGTTGTGTAAGGATTTCCTAACATTTCATTGTGGATGCATCAAATCTGGAGTGACCGAAGCGTTGTTGTATATAAATTCTCCCGGTGGATACCTAAACGCATTATCTACCATGATAAATTTAGTAAGTAGTGGAGAGGTGGCATATCATACCATTGCAATGGGCCAAGCTTGTTCCGCCGCATGTGTTCTAACTGCGTTTGGAACATTTAGATGGGCGGTACCAGAAACTGTATTTTTATTTCACGATGCCTCGTATGGAGCATACGGAAATCAGAAGCAACTTGAAGAATCGGTGGTTGCACAAAAAGCATTCACCGACAAAATTATGGCTCGGTTTGCCACCCAAACGAATAAAGATTTGGATTTTTGGATGAATATGGCCTACTCACGGCACACAAACGACTTTTACTTTGATAGTGAGAAAGCGTTGGAATATGGACTAATTGACTTCATTGGTATGCCGACCATTGTACAACAATCACAATATGTGGTTGAACTTCCAATTGATATGGTTGAGTTTGAAGCGATGCTGGCTCGCCGTAAAAAAGAGGAAGCTATAGCAACAGGTACGACTAAAAAGGCAACCAAGAAATCAACCAAGAAATCAACCAAGAAAAGAACGTAAGATATGTTTTTTGAGCAGCCAACGCAACACAAGCAAGATCATTTCATTTGGGCGGAAAAATATAGGCCAACGTCATTAGACGATTACTTGGGAAACGAGGCGTTTAAAGACACCATTTCCGAGTTTATAGCACGTCAGGAAATTCCGCACTTGTTACTTCATTCACATAAGCCCGGTACGGGAAAAACTACCCTCGCAAAGCTTATCGCAAATAGCATACACGCGGACGTGTTGTACATAAATGCTTCCGATGAAAGTGGAATTGACGACGTACGACAAAAAATAACATCATTTGCGTCAACGTTGGGGTTTAGTAAATTAAAAATTCTGATACTTGACGAGTGTGACCGTATATCAGTTGCTGGGCAAATGGCGTTACGCAACATAATGGAGACATTTTCTCAACATACTCGATTTATATTAACATGCAATTATGTTGAGAAAATCCTAGAACCTCTTGTGTCTCGCTGTCAATCATTTCACGTTCAACCACCTGATAAAGCTACCGTTGCCAGACATATATCATCGATATTAGCCACAGAAAACATCACGTTTAATCCAAGGGACTTTAAGGTATTGATGAAATATTATCCCGACATCCGCCGAATTATCCAGACAGCTCAACAACATTCGACCTCGGGAACATTGATAATAACTGAGCGAGAGGTCATAGAAAGCGACGGAAAGCTTAAACTGTTGGAAATACTCAGTTCCATTAAACCTGATAAGGACAAACTACGAGAATGTAGACAGCTATTAGCAAACAACAACATAAGCCAGTACGATGATTATTACGACTTTTTATATAATCACATTGAAGAATTTGCGGCTGCTTCAATTGCAAACGTTATAGTTGAGATCGCAGAATATCAATACCGTGATGTGTTTGTTCCACAAAAAGAAATCAACTTCGCTGCTTGTATTGTTGGGATACTTAAGGTTCTTAAAAACTAGAACGGTAGTTGTGGATAGCCGTCGTTTGTGAACTGAGATGCGGGCCATCCACTTGCAGAGGTTGGATAATAAATCTTAAAGCCGGACTTTGCACCATTAAACACTTGATCTCCAATGGTGGCTGGAGCATTTCCGCTAAAAGTGGCCGAATCTAAACTAGAGCAATAGTTAAACGCAAAGCTACTTAGGGTAGTTACAGAATTTGGCATTTATTCCGTGGACACCTTTTCCGTCAAAGATTGGTGGTTCTCTGTTTTCTAACAGCGACGTAATTTTTGCTCACATCCCAAATTCGGTGGTGAATATCGGAAGCGAAGCATTTTCGCAGTGTGAT